ATGCGTCTGATAAAGCAGCATTTGACAAAGCATTAACTTTAGGCGAACAAATAGCAAATTATACGTGCGATAACTTAAATGCGAAAATACCTACTATTGTTACTTCGATTACAAATGAAACGATTAATAAATTGCGAACAAAAATAGACAGTGAAGAATTTACTACCGACTTTATTAATGTGCTACAAACCAAACTTTTACAAGATAAGGAATATTCCGAAAAATTCTTAAGTAAATTTGATAGATTATTTGATATGATTATTAAAGACGCTAAGGTAAGACACGATAAAAAAGTGTCTGGAACTGACGAAATAGATAGACTCAAAGTGGAGATTGCTGAGCTTAAGCACAAACTTAACGCACCACGCGTAGCACAATATGCGGCAGGTTATCATAAACGAACAAAACGGTCTCGTATGTCAGGTGGTAAAAGAACCAAACGGGTCCGTTTTTCTACGAAAAAGTAACTTTCTTTTCCAAATTCTCAAGCATTTCCGGTTTATAAACTAAAGCACCTGTCGGTTTATAATCATCTGTGTCGCTATATTCACGACCTGACTTTTGTAACTTATTTTGTTCTTTATTAAATAAGTTGCCAGTCATATCATCTTCTTCCTCTTCTTCTTTTTTTACTATATTTCCCTTCTCATCTATCACCATACCCGTTTTATTACGAATTTCACTTCTTACATAATCAGGTATCCAATTTGCCCATGTTATAAATAATGTTGCTGGATGAATGTATCGAACGTGAAATCCATTTTCTTCGAGTTTTGCTACTAAATAACCTATACAGTCCCCCTGTTTGTATATAGGTTCTCCGAATATATATTGAGGTACTTGAAACCAAATATGACTTTCACTACGTTTACTTCTGGATGTAAATTTTATACGACTATGAACTCTGTTTAATAATTTGTTATAAATACTGCGTTCTTTTAAGTCGCGTTGTTGTTTTTTTTCAAACAACTCGTCTATGTTCATCTTTTGAATATCATCTGTTTCATCAGTATGAATAAATACAGACATTGGTAATATACAAGTAATAAGAAAAAATATAAATAAATCATACGTATAAATACATTTATAGATGCGAATACCTTATACCTACCCATCTACAATACGCCATATAGTTTGTTCTGGTGGAGGAGTAACTGGGTTTTCTTTTTATGGGATATTAAAAGAATGTTATTCACGTGGAATATGGAAATTCGAAAATATAGAAACCATATATGGTACTTCGGTTGGTTCTATTTTTGCGGTAATTCTTGCTCTAAATTATGATTGGAAAACTATGGACGATTACCTGATAAAACGTCCTTGGCATAATGTTTTTAAATTTGATTTGTTTTCTATATTAGATTCTATTGACCGACGAGGTATTTTTGGTATAAAAACAATTGAAGACACATTTTCATCCCTTCTTTTAGGGAAAGATATACCGATTAATGTTACTATGAAAGAGTTCTATGATATTACCAAAATAGAAATCCATATATTTACAACTGAAATTATGAATTTTGAATTAGTAGATATATCATATAAAACGCATCCGGATTGGCGAGTAATAGATGCTGTTTATAGTTCGTGTTCTATTCCTATTATTTTTTCACCATTGATAAAAGAGAACAAATGTTATTGTGATGGTGGATTGTTATTAAATTATCCGGTTGATAAGTGTATAGAAAACGGTGCGAATCCGTCAGAAATAATAGGATTATGTAGTGATATTACCGCAAACGACACAGATATAATGAATGAAAACTCATCATTATTAGATTACGTGATTGTCATATTAAAAAAAGTTATCGCTGCGTTTTTACCCAAAGTGCAACACGTTATTCCTAATGAATTCAAAATTGGTTCGCCTGAAATATCTATTTATGACATTGTTACAACGACCAGTAATACGAATCGGAGAATAGAATTAATACAAAATGGTGTTGATGTAATAACTAATGTATTCACATCAACCGAAAATATTTATATGGCAAATGAGGACCAACTTATTCCATCAACATAGAATTTACAAAATGTTCCAATGTGCTAGTTGATATTTTGGAATCAAACTCAATTGTATTCTTGTCCTTTACCATTTTAACAGTGGGGTATGATTCAATCTCATACTTATTAATCATATTTTGAGTGTCACTTGTTTCATCAGTACAGTCTACGTCAACACATTTGGTAATGTACCCATTAACTTCTTTGTTGTTGTACTGTTTCTTGAAGTTCTCCCATTCAGGTAATGCGGTTTTACAGTGAGGACACCAGTCAACGTGAAAAAACATTACACTAACTTCTTTATTTCTACGTTTTGCGTTGGGAACATCGGCAAACTTATTCTCTTGTTTCTTTACAAAATACGCATTATATCCGTAATTAGCAGCATATCCAAAAATAATAGCGGCGATTATCATTACTATATATTTATAGTAAGGACGGGCAATTTTGTTGACAACTTCAATCAATCCAGGCATTATATAGATTATGGATATACTTTTTGTATTGGAAAAAACGAATAAAATTTAGTAAATAATATTTTGTCACTGAATTATAACTGAGTATGGGTAAAAGTAAAACAATAAAACATAAGAAGATATATTCGCTAAATGATTATAATAGTGGTGATGGTATGCTAACAACTATATGGGGTCCTAGTATGTGGCATACACTGCATACTATTAGTTTTAATTATCCAGTGGACCCTAGTAAAAATGATAAAAAATCTTATCGGAATTATATATTAAATTTGAAATATGTATTACCTTGCGGTAAATGCAGGAATAATCTTCGCGATAACTTCAAAAAGTTACCACTTAAAATGGAATATATGGAAAATCGCGAAACGTTCTCAAAATATGTATATGAGTTACACGAACTAATAAATACAATGTTAGGAAAACAATCGGGATTATCGTATGATGATGTACGGGAACGATACGAAGATTTTCGCGCCAGATGCACTATGTCGCTCAAGGAAGTGAAACCTAGACCTAAAACGTATAAGAAAAAAGAGAATGGATGTACGGAACCATTATATGGAGAGAAATCGAAATGCATTATAAAAATCATACCGAATGATATTAAAGAGGAGACCTTTCAGATTGATAATAAATGTGTTAGGAAAGTATTAGAATGATGATATATTTAGTAAATTAGTAATTATATCATCTTCATAGCGGAAATATATTTTAATTTATATATAGATTAGATATAATTATGGCAGATAATTTGATAGAGAAAGAGCCTACTCAGACAATTCCCACTAATAAAAAACGCAAGTATATTCCTTTTTGGGGAGAAGACCCAAATATACTGTTCGCCTCCAAATATTTAATGGAATTTTTCCCTACCGAAAGTATGACATATGAACAGAAGTTAAATTCAGTAACACGCACTGTAATTCTACTGACCTTAGTTAGCACCGTTCTTTATGGAGGTATTCGTCATCTAATTATAGGGATAATTACAATAGGTTCTATCTTTATTCTCCAATATTACCATCAAAAGGAGAGAGTAAAGGTTGAATCCAAAAAAGTGGTAGAAGAGGTAAAGGAAGGATTTGGAAATCCTGCGATGGATTTATTAACTCAAGGTGGAGAAGAAATACCTACCGATTTATTTGATGAACCTGAACCAAGTAATCCATTTAGTAATGTTATGATGACTGATTATGATTATAATCCTAATAAAAAACCAGCACCAGCAGCATTTAATAAAAATGTAAACGATAAAATTTTAGATAGTGCGAAACAGGCGGTAATCGATTCCAATCCAGACCAGCCTGATATAGCGGATAAGTTATTTAAGGATTTAGGGGATCAATATGTATTCGAACAGTCATTACGTCCATTTAGTTCTAATCCAACTACTACGATCCCTAACGACCAACAAGCATTTAGCGAATTTTGCTACGGAAGTATGGTTTCTTGTAAAGAAGGTAATAATTTTGCTTGTGCGAGGAATTTATCTCGTCATACCAATTATTAGACTTTTAATTTGTATATAATAATTCCCTTATATAGAAATTCATTCTCTTACTATAGTATAAATATAAGATGTCCACAGTTAGCCATTATTTGTTCAATAATACCGACCGTATTGGTTCTGATAAAACCGACCAAACACAAAATAACGTTCATAATACCCGATATGCCAACCATAGTTTAGCAAGCTTTTTTAGCGAAAATACATCATCTCAACACGTTAACTTTGCCGTCCAACAGCCCACTATGACTTTTAGTGGTATTTCTCACGGTAATGGACTTAACGGAAACGTAATTGACGATGAGTCCAATCTCGTTATTAAGACCGAGCAGACAAAGCCATTTGAGAAATTACAATTATTTCAACGCCCTTTCGCTAGTGTCCCTTACTTAGGTAGAGGTAGTTGTGACCCCGCATTAGAAGCCCAATTACAGCACGGAGAAGTTGTTGCTGGAAAGAAAAGTGTGTCTACTATTATGGATAAATCTTTCTCCCAGTACCAATTGTATCCCACTGATGATAAAATGGAAGAGCGTGTGAATGATGCTTCATACACTGTCGAGGAGGCTGCTCTTGACGGTTGGGTTCGTGGTGGTAAATCTACTCGGGAAATGTCAAACGACGATATTATGAAGCAAAATAACCGTCCTAATGGTTCTTTTTAAGCAAAATGTTGTAATATTCATATAGTGTATTTTTGATACTATATGAAATTTATTCAAATTTATATGTTATATTTTCAGTCGAGCAAGATAATATAGGAGTTTGTTCTAACTTACTGTATGAAAGGTAACGACATATTTCTATAAATAAATCTTCAATATTAATCGTGTATCTACGAGTATGCAATAGCATCAAAAACGCGTTTGTTAATGCCCCCACTTTTTTTTGTAGAAATTCATTGTATTTTTCCATACTTACTTGAATATCAGTTGACCCACTGATAGCATAAATATTTTGGTTTTCTGGTTGATTCGTATTAATATTTGTCGTTTTTAGTTTGTTGTCAATATATTGTGCCGACCAAGGCAAATCACATATACTTCCACTATGACAACAGTCAAACAATAAAAACAACTTCCCTTTTACGTTTTGTATTATCGTATATATATCATCATCTAATATCACTCCATTTGTTTGGAAATCGTTGGGAATTACTACACTGTCTATGTTTTCTTTTTCATCATTCGACCGGTCACGACGAATTGAACCATGCCCGCTATAATGAAACCATAAATCATCTTCATTCGTTTTATTTGTTACAAACTCTTCTATTTTTTTAATGATATTCTTTTTTGTTGGATGCAACTCACGGTTCTCTGTATCGTCTCGTAATACCATAATATTTTTTTCTTTATACCCTAATTCATTCATAAGCATCTCTTTCATCCTAAGAACATCATCAATACAACCTATTAATTCAGAGTCCTCAATTCCTTTGTAATTTATACCAATCAATAATGCAAACTTCATATTAATCTAATTGTAGAAAATATGTTTTACAAAACAAATGATACAAATGAAATTTCACAACATAAATTATAACCACATTGTATATAAATGGAAAAGTCAGTTTCGACTATTAGTAATATACAAGTTCCATCAGAACAGGTTTTTAAAGTACATTATCTGGATTCAAGTAAGACCGAAAATAAGATAATTGTCTTTTCCAATAGCAATGGACCGGTTAATTTAAATGAAATGTTTAGCGAAGAAGACATCGTAAATATTGAACTAAATAATATTGACGTAGTGTTCTCCTCACAACAAATCTATAAAGACGACACAATTCGGACTATAAAGAAGAAAATTATAACAGAAATTGGTAAAAATGTAATTTCGTATCCAGAACTCTATCTTTTCTCAAAAATTAAAAGTGACATGACTCTCTTTCAAATATATAATTATGTTACTCGTGATGATAAGATTCCACTAGATTCGGTTATGTTAGGACAACTTTTACAAAATTTAGGTGTTAATGACGCAACAATTATTGATAAAATACCAATCCAGGACGTTTATACATACAATGACTTAACTTCATTCTTATCTTTCTTAGAAAACGAACAAGAATTATGGCTACCTATAGGTCCTAGATTTACAGACAATAATGTAGAACTTTTATTTCAAGCGAATCCATACAACATAATTAATGCTGATAATAACCCATTTCAACATACAAGCAATAATCCGTTAATCTCTTTTGAGAACAATGTATTATTATCATATGGCGATTTAATAAAAAACACCATATACGCTACATCTGTATCCGACGTTATTGAATATGGAAAAACAATACAATTAGATGATGAATATATAATCCCTTTGTATTTCCCATTATTAGGGAAACAAGACATTTTTACCGGGTCTGATATAATCCAAAAAAAACAATTACTATTGGCAGAGAATGATAAATTGTATGATAAAAGCTTTGAAAAAATAGAAGAAAATTTACAGACATTATATCAAATTTATAACAATGGTTCTCGTGATGATATCAAGTATTCTCAAAATGGAGTTCAAAATATAGATTTTACTATTCATCCTTCTTCCAAGGTAAAGCTTCCTCTTGATGTATTATTTAAAACTATGCATTCAACTAAAACCATACCCTTTATTAAATACAACCCAGGAGCACGTTTTGAAAAAATGTATCGCGTATATACTGAAGACATTACACAGACCGGGCAACAAGTGCCCTTTTTATCAAAAGGAGAGATTATGAATTATTCTAAAAATATAGGGAAATCACTTCAAATCGCATTAATAGTAAGAGGAAATATACAAGGTAAAGAGTTTGATGTCATTATTAGTATCAATCAAAATGGAGATATTAATGTTATGTGTGATTTTTATTCAAAGGAATTAGAAATTCCCAGAAGTATTGCGGTTTTTTCATTACCGACTATACCCGAATTAGAAATATACATAGATGGGGTTGTTAATGATACGATTAACACATTAAACAAATATCTACACGGTTTAGGTTATACATTACAACCCTTTATCAACCTTAAACATAAAAATATTGAAATCGTAAATATCAACTATAAAATATGGTCCCCATTAACAAATGACATCGTATTTAAAGATGTATCACCGTGCTTAACAAGTATGTTTGAAATACAAGAATTAGAACAGAATGATTTACAAATGAATTTTAAACGTGTAAACAACTACACGCAGATGAACGCAACAAACCGAATGATTACCGATGTATATCAACGTTCAAATAGTGAAAAAGAAGTTATCAATTCACTTGTATTAAATTATAATTATACCGAACAAGAAGCGCTTATTGAATTTACTAAATACTTAAACAACTTTACTAGAATTAACGGTAAGTATGTAAATAAAAATATAGACATTGTTGAAAATCCGGGATTTTCTGTTAACATGGGAAAATTACAAACCGGATTAATTTTATATATTGAGGTTACGCAAATAACGAATATACGCTATATTGAACTATTATCCATTTATTTTGATAGCTTTTTACGTGTATCGCAAAAAATTGGAATTACTGGAATACCTAAACCCAAAATAAACCAATTATGTTCTGGTAAATATGACACCGTTAAAGAACCTACAATTGAGAATCTTATTATACCTTCTAATAAATCTATTAGTCCTATTTCTCAAGATGACATTTTATTAGGTAATGATGATGACGACGATGATGATGATGACGATGATGCGTTTCTATATATTGACGATGATGATGAAGATGATGAAGATGATGAAGATGATGAAGAGGATTCTATAGATGGAGGTGCGAAAAAATCACAGGTTAAAAATATAAATCCAAGGAAATATAATTTTGACAAATTAAAGTTATTGGAACCAGAACTCATATTAACAAAAGAAATGGGGCACTATAAAGCATATTCGCGTGCGTGCCCTTCCAATGTAATGAGACAACCAGTTATTCTTACCGACGATGAAAAAACACAAATAGATAAGGAAAATCGTAATGGATATGGATACGCATTAAAGTATGGGTCTAATAAAGAAAATCCTCATTGGTTTATATGCCCTCGTTATTGGTGTACTGAAACAAATCAACCTTTAACTAAGGCGGATGTTGATTCAGGTAAATGTTCGGGTCAAATTCATGAATTTACCGATAGCAGATTTCACGTTGATAAAGACGGAAATTACCTTCATCACTCACCTGGATTTTTACCAGATGAAACTCACCCCAAATATGGAGTCCCCTGTTGTTTCAGTAAACCGTGGGATTCAACCCAACTTGAAAGTCGTAGAAAAAAATGGGAAGTGACTGATAATAATATTGATGTTCCAAGAGGTTCTAACTGGAAAGATGTGATTGATGGAAAAGATATTGAACTTACAGGTAACATTGAAATTAAACAAACTAACGCAGATAAATCTATAAAAACTATAAAAAATGTTGCTGACGACCTTACTACAATACGGTACTTTTCTAAATTATCATTCTTTGAAAACGCTGGTATATGGATTTTTTTACCTCGTTCCGTTCAATTATTCTTAGATATTGAATATCAATCTATGATTTCTGCCGACAATCAACAAAAATTAAAGGAGAATCAACGTGCGTATTTATTGTATACGGTAGAGCGTAAATATCACCAGTCATTTATAGGGTGTATTGCTAGAACTTACGCAGATATAAATGAATATAACGCAAAAGACTTATCCGTTCCTACCATATCTGAAATGCGAAACATAATCGCAGATTCAATTACATTAGATATGTTTTTACAATATCATAATGGTTCCTTAGCATCCACATTTCAACCAAAAAATAGACGTGTAAATGATGATTTTTTAAATAAGCACTATAATAGTGTCTTTTATAAATCACTTGACGACAGCATCCCAGCACAAATGGATTTTTACGAACATACAGTTGCGTCATTCGCGAAATTTCTAGAATATCTTCGTGATGATGATTCGTGGATAGATTATGTGTATTTATGGGACATAGTCACCTCACCTAATCCTAATCTATTTCCAAATGGACTTAATCTTGTTATTTTAAGTGTTACTGATAATGATATTACTGATAATGTAGAACTTATATGCCCGTCTAATTCATACAGCTCCAAGATACACGATAAAAATAAAAATACGCTTATTTTGGTAGAACAAGACCATTATTACGCTATTGTTTCTGTATACGATAACACTGATGATAATAAAACTGTAAAGCGTATTTCTACATTTGGTAACAATGAGAAGCTTCCTGAGCTACGAAACACATTAAAGAAAATACAGAATACATCGAATAAATACTGTAAACCATTACCAAGTATGCCGAAAGAATATAAATACAAACAGAATATAATTGCTGATAAGGTATATGATATTTTACAGAAGCACAAATATGTTGTTGATTATCAAGTATCTAATTATAGAAATAAAATCATTGGGTTTATTGTGCGTATTTCAGACGTAAATACAAACAGTGTATTTATTCCTTGTCTTCCGTCTTCCGTTTTACCAGATATTCCTATTCAATATATGGATAATATCCAATGGATGGACTATGTTACTACTAGAGATATGTTATTTCAAATACAAGAAAATACAAAAAACGAGTTGCTATGTAAACCATTATTAAAGGTAGTAGAAGATGGACTTATTGTTGGTATTTTAACCGAAACAAATCAGGTCCTACAAATTAATCCTCCTATTAATAATGACATTGATGATGGTATTGATATTATTAAAGTAAAAGGTTATGCGGATAATGGGTATTCTGATGCTGATAAAACAGTACAGACGACAAGTTCTGAAGATAGCCAGCGAAAAGAAGTCGTCCGAAATATTCGTCTTGAAACCCAATTTTACTCTTCATTCAAAACAACGATACGGATATTATTAAATGACCCACTATATTCAACCTTAAAGGAAAAACTTATTGGCATTTTAAATGATAATCGCTTTTTATATCGTATCAAACTCCAAAAATTAGAGATACTTCTCAAATACCTTTTACGTAACACTGTATCGTTTCACGATATTGAAGAAGATGTTTTGAAGAATATGAATGAGGTTAGTATTTGTACTCATGATAACACTGATAAACCATACTGTATTGTGAAAAATAACAATCAACGTCTTATTATTCCCAGCGCGAATTTGATGAGTGGGATTGACAATGAAAAACTGTATTTTGGGCGAATCGCAGACGAGCTTCTACGGTATAAACGCGTTAAACTGTTTATGTTAGAACCAAAAAAATACTTGAATATCGGGACAGTTGATTATAATGTAAATAAAAATGAGGTGATTTTATTACAGTCAGTGTTAACCGATGAATACTGGGAGAACTTAGAACCTTTCTATACAAACCAATATATTCGTAATCTAAATGTTGATAACGCAGAACCTGCGATTACACAAAAATATTCATCTGAAATTAGTATTTCACAACAAGAAGACAATGATGAAGTTGAAGATGGAAAACCTCGTTTGGGTCAATGTATAAAAGAAGAATTGAACGAAGTGATTGGCAACAATCAAAGTAAATGGAAAAATACATTTCCTGCAGATTCAAATGAAACTATCTACCAATGCTCTCATGTATGTAGTTACTATCTGATACAGATGATTTACCAAACTTATTATGAACGAGAGATTACAGTAAATGATCTAAAAACTATGTTAATACAATTATATAGCAAGTATGTAGATAGTCATAAATCAAAAGTATATGACATATTACGAAAACAAAATGGTAAAACCAGTATGATAAATAAAGTCATTCGAAACAAACTTACTATGGAAGATTTGATTACGAGCGAAGATTATTATTTAACAACTCTTGATATGTGGATGTTAGCATCTGAATTGAAATTACCCATTATGTTGTTTTCACAATCACCTCTTGAAAATTTGAACTTGAAAGTAGATTGGGTAATATTGGGTGGAAATCCATTGAAAGACCGATTCTTCTTTATTCGTAGTCCAGCAATTTCTAGCAAGTGCCCGGAATATCGTATGGTAACTCCTCAGCTTCCTCTATATGAGCTTGCTGGATTTAGAGATTTATTAGAAAATCCAGAAAATTATATTGATAATAATATGGATTTTGAAAGTTATTTGAACCAAGTTTCTTTGGTTCTTGATTAAATTGCGTATACGTTTAACTATGCATATTTATATATATAATTATCATATAACTATATATATGTCCCCTCCATACGAAATCACATTTATACCAAGCGTAGGCACTGTTCTGACGGAAACCGATATTACAAATACGTTAAACAATTATACTGGTTACAAAGAAGCCCGATATTTTTTCCTTCAATTGGAAACCGTCGAGCCGGGTGATGGCACAGCACGTATAGGCATTGCAGAAATAGAAATATACGACCCACTTGGTAATAATATTGCATTGAATACAATAACTTCGCCCACGGGTTGGCTCTCCCTAGGTAACCTGGTTAATGGCGACTATGCGTCAACCGATATCGCTCAGCAGATGGGTGTTGCTGGAGAAAGAACATGGGTTGGTATTGATTTGGGGTCCGAACAAAAAATAGCTGGAATTCGGGCGTATTCAAGGAACGGGCGATACGGCACTGGTGCGAACGCCCATAAAATGTTTCCATACCGTATTTATCTGTATGATGAATCAGAATATGCGGGTCGCACATTTGCGAATGGTGGTAATAGTAGTAGTAGTGCGACAACTGGGCCCATTGACTATGATATTTATAGTGTAACTTCGGATACGACCAAGTCCAACGGAGCAACGAAAATGATAACTATAAATGCGGGATCCGCCGGTAATTCAGGGACGCAACGACACGTATTGTATCACGGCATCCACGCACAAATTGGAACCACTGATAACCCGGTAACAATAATTCCAGAAAGTTTTTACCAAAACAACGCAATAACATCATACGGTCCCACACATGTTCGTAATACGGGTATAACTATTAATAATGAAGACGCATTTTCCTTACCGGTTGGAAGTGTAATAATCTGGTTGTCGGTAACACCTCCAACTGCCAATTATCTATACTGTGATGGTAGCAGTTTTGCCGCATCTGACTATCCACACTTATATACTATTATAGGTACTTCATATGGTGGGACTTCGACTGACCCGTTATTGCCAGATTTAAGGGATAGATCACCAATTGGTGGTGAACATCATACCACTGGCGAGATGAGAGATACTCTGGATTACACTCCAAATACAGTAGACGCAACTACGAAAACCGGCGGAAGCAACACTTTAAATCCGAATCAACTTATTCATACACATCAGGTCACCTCCACAACGGATAAAGTTATGCACACAGTTTCGCAAGATTATACAGCAAACGAAGGGTCAGGAGCCACCATTCACGACCCCTGGCAGAAATACAGTAGTACTAGTTATAAGGATTTTGTAGACGAAGGAACAACGGAATCTGGTTATATGCCTCCATATAATAGGGTAAATTATATTATTTACGCAGGGTATAAGACATCCTCATCCGACAATTTTATATAAATCGAGTTAATAGTATATGATGAAATTACATAATGTGTAAGCTGGTCTATATGATATCTGGGCGGCAGTAGTATTTGCGGCTACAGTTAATGCTGTACTTGTAACATTAAATTGGTCTGAATCTTTTGTGCTACCGGTTTGATGGTAACCTGGATACGAAGCTGAGTAAAAATAACCACCTATATATACCTTATGATTATGCTTAAATTCTTGAATCTTCCAATTACCACCTGAATCCGTACTAGTACAATCAGCCATCGCACCGGTTCTCCCGAATAAATATCTATCTGTAAAATCAGGTAACTTAAACCAACTTTCAGTATCAGCCCCCTTGTCAGTCCCACCATAACGGAAACCTATTTCTGCGTGTAAATCAGCATAGATTCCGATGTTACTTATACTAGCTCCATCGCAAAATAACGCATGGTCTGGTAGGGTTTCTCCCGACCACATAACCACAGTCCCGGGTTGAGGAGAAGCATTCGATTGACGCAGTACATAATTATTTCTTAAAGTGTATAGTCCCTGTGTGGATGATGATAATTCATAATTAAATTGGTCCGAATGATAAGTATACGTATTGTAATCAAGAGGTCCTGGACCGCCAGATGTACCATCTATAAATGAACTATTCGGATAATCAGCATCTTTATAAAGGAAGATACGGAAGGGGGCGTTCCGTGAGTAATTAATCCGTGTCTGAGCAGAGCTATCGCGTCCATAAATTTTAATATCTGTAATTGTTTCGTCATTAACTAAATCAACCCCCCACCATTTCCGGTCGGTATCACTACTTGTTGTATGATGAAAATCGGTCAGACTTCCATTCACCGCTTTATCCGCTGTATAACTACTATTCTGGCTATCCTGTATTGCGTTTTTATTCAAAGCAATATTAGT